TTTCTGCTTCGATGTCAATGCCTTGTTGGGCTTGTGCATCTTGAGCAGCTTCAAATGTCCAACGAGCTGATAGCTTACGTGTTTTAGCTTCAACTGTTTGTTTCAAGATTTGAATGCTTAGTTTGTTACCTGCAACACCTTCTAGGGCTGCGGTAGAAGCTGGCTTACCAGTAGTAGTACCGGAATAGCCTTCAGCAATCTTGAACGGGCTTAGAGCCTCTTCACCAGCTGTGGTTGCTCCACCTGTTGTTCCAGCAAATGTATCGCTGTAACGTACTCTTAGAGTGTGGATCTGTCCAACTGGTCCAGTTAGTGGTTGTACACCAACTAGTTCATTAGCGATGACCGTAGGCATCACACGTCTGATCACTGGAAGGATCACACGATTTAGGGTTGCAACGTTACCGGCGGATGTAGCTCCAGCAGTAGCACTCTCTGACAAATACTTGCGGGTATTTTCTAGAGTAGTTGCCATTACTGAACGCTTGTTACCTTGAAGACCTTCTAAAAGAGCTTCTTTGGTTTCCGACCAGCGTGACTCGAGTAATTGTGACATTATAGTTCTCCTTAAACTTTTAGTCCCGCAAGCCTGCGGATGTCAAATATTTCAGCGGTTTTTTCTTCACTGCTGAATTGTTGTGCCTGTGCTTTGTCGCCTGTGATTTCTTTGCCTTCAGATAGTACTTTCTTCGCCGGGGTAGCACCGTTCATTACTGAACTGATATACTTGTCGAAAGCTGTACGTAGCTTTTCTGTATGTACTGATTCTAGTAGACTGCTCATTACTTCACGCTTGTCACCAGTTAATGGCCCTAGCAATTCGCTCATAACTTCTTTGCGTTGGCTGCTTTCTTTGATGATGCGTAGTTCACGATTTCTATTTTCTACTAGTGATTGTGTATCTGCAACAACTCGTGCTGCTTCTTCTAATTCTGCTTCTTTGACTGCAACTACTTTGAGAAGTTTTGCGGTTTCAGATTTTTCATTTAGATGACTTGCAGCATATTCGCTGGCAAAGCTTTCAAAAATTCTGCGACCAAAGTCATTTCTACGAGCAGCTTCAATGTCTTCACGTAGCTGAGTCATTTCAGAACGCAGTCCTTTTGCGACTGTTTCTTCGATGATTTTAGCAGAACGTGATACGAAATCTTTCTTGATCTGTTCAAACTTGGCCTTGCTTTCGCGAACCAATTTTACTTTGGTTTCAGCCAAATCTTTCTTATCAGTGTGGAATTCTGCGATTTCTTTCGCTAGTGCGTCCACGATAAAAGATTCTAATTTTTCAACATTACCAGCTACTGCTTTGCGATCTTCGTGTAGTTCTGCAAGTTCTTTCTTGAGATTCTGAAGCACAAATGATTCCATAGCTTTGGAATCAGACTTCATTTTCTTTGCGTATTTGGCACGAGCTTCAATTAGTCCTTGGCGGTCTTCTGCAAGCTCGCCTAGTTCTGATTGTAGGCGATCTGTTAGCATAGCTTCAACAGCTTCTACCATAGCACCTTTGTCGTGTTCATATTTCTGTGCAAATTCTTCACGTAGTGTAGCAGTGACTTCATCACGGTTTTCTTGAATTCTGCTATTCCAAGCGGATTCAATTTCCGATTTGATTTCCTCGGAAATCACATTGTTTTCGAACAACTGTTTTACGATATCTAACATGTGATTCTCCTTGTTATTTGAGATTTGAAATTATTCGTTTCAAACTCTCTGCTAGGTATTTTTGTGCCTTAGGGTCGCCTTGAACTTGCTGTGCTATTTGATAGGCCTGATAACCGCCTGTGTTATTCATTAGATGTTCATATACTGGTGTAGGATAAGCGCCAGGTGCGCTGGGTTGAGCTACCACATCTACGGTAATAATCTCAAATCCTTGTACTTTACCTTCGCCGTCAACTTCTCCACTGCCTCTAGAGCTGACGCCTAGTTTAACTCCCGACTCCAACATGGTCTGAATTAACTGACCCATAGGAGTTGGAAGTATTTTTAGTTTTCCGTAGCCGTTAGGACCATCCATCCACATCTTGGTAATCATATGACTAACACGATCTAGATTGATTTTTAAATCCTGTGGGTGATCAACTTCTCCCAGCACAGAGTAACCACCAGCGATCTGCTCGTTGAGCGTTTTGACAGCCTTGCCAATTTCTTGAGAAGAATAAACACGTTGGTTTGCATTGCGGATATCTCCTTGAATGCAAATACCGTTTAAATGCAGCGACTTTTTACCGTCGCTGCCTTCTTCGCTCTCCAAGACAATCTTAGCCTGATCGTAACTCAAATGTTCTGCTAGCGTAAGTTTCTTCACCGTTTGATCCTATTATCTACGACCACGGAAAAGGCTTTGCTTGTTGTCAGCGGATTCTTTAGAACCAGCTTTCTCAGCACCATGTCCGGGTTCTTTCTTAGAGAAAGCACCACCAGCTTTGCCGCCTGGGACATTGATGTTACCAGCATTATCTTCAGTTGGCTTACCTTTCAACAGTCCAGAACCTTTAAGTTCGCCTGTTTCTGAACCAGGTGCGCCATTTTTTCCGCTGAGAATGTTAGCAGTTGTACCGCCCATGTCATTCTTGCCAGCTACGATTGATTTGGTATTGACACCGTTGTCGCCCATTTTTGCAGGAGCAACTTTTTCCACGTATTCGCGCACAGTTTCAAGATCAAAATCATCTTTCATTTTGTCGTCCATGCCGCCCATGTCATCATTGCCCATGTCGCTCATGTCATCACCACCTTTGAGTTCATCAAATTTAGCCTGTAGTTCATCAACAATGCTGTCTAGGTCTTGGAATAGTTCTTCTTCGGACTTTTCTTCCATGTCGTCGTCGCCCATTTCTAGATCACCTTCTAGGTCATCTGTAGGGTCACCGCCCATCATATCTGGATCCTCGTCATCAGCTTCGATAGCAATGTCTTCAAATTCTTCGTCTACTTTTTCGTCTTCTGCATCATCATCTTTTGCAGCTTCTTCTACATCCTCGTCATCTTCATCTTTTTCTTCTTCTTCAGCAATTTCGCTGTCGATCAAAGATTCATAGATTTCACGGGATTGTTGTACCACGTACTCGTGGAATAATTCTTCAGCTTTCGCTTGATCGTCGTTTACAAGATGCTCAAGCATCTGTTGCAACAGTTTTTTGTCTGCCATGTTATGTTCTCCTATATAGTCAAGGCTGTAAGTTATTTAACACTATGATTACAAAAAGGTGTTAAATGGTAGTTTTTTGATTGATTTGATCGGAATATATAGCGCCTGGAAACGTTTTATCAATATCTTGAAAAGTTATATGGCTGAGATTTGACAACGTTGATCCTAGTCTATCAGGTATAAATGCCCCAGGTTCTATCACTCTAAAGAATTTCACGTGCCTAAATTCTTTAATTACTTTTTCAGTTTGGCTGAGCCAATTGCCGAAATAAGTGGCGCTGTCTGAGCTTTTTTTATAGTTATGAGTATCTGCATACACGTTATTAAACTTGCCGTTATCGCCTTGATAGTCAAAGCCAAATATGTAGATATCCTTGTGCCCCTGTGTGGCAGCGAACCATAAAGCTGTGGGTCCTGAGCTCCAACCCTTGTGCGGTGAAAAGAAATTGATATTGTGTTTGGTACTGATACCTTTGTTGGGATTAGTCCAAACCTGATTTTTTTTGTGATAACCCGCATCTATGATTTCGTTCACCATTTTAACGTCTACAGCTATCAAATAATGTGGGGCATATTCTCTATACTGTGCATTGCAGCCATAGACTATACCGCGATCCATTATGCTGAGATGATTTAATTTCAGTCTGCTGGTGCCGTTGCCTACAACGAATGCAGGATTATGCTGCAGGTGCTGCTTCTGCTGGGGTTGCATACATTTGCCTAATAAATCCCAGTTCTGACTCCGATTCTACTTGATGTGCTTCTGCCTGCAGTCTCAGTTGATTAATCTGTCTTAGAGTCAAACGTATTTTTCTAGTGTCACTTTTTTTCACTACTGACGAATCTCTGCCAGCATCGTATCTACGATCATTGGCAAAGTCATTGTTTTTTTCGTTAAAATAAAAAAATTCGTTTAGAAGCATAATGTATTTATTATTGAACTGGTGCTTCTGGAACTTCTGCTTCTGCACCTTCTGCACCTGCTTCTGCAGCAGCCGCCATGTCTGCAGGTGCTTCTGCTGTCTGTGCTGCTGCATCTGCGGCCATACCTCCAGCCGAGACACCTACACTTCTCAACTGACTCTGTGCATCAGGATCTGGTTTTAATACAGTTCCGTTTTCTTCTCTCCACATCTTTTCGTTTTCTTTGATTTCTTCTTCGCTGAGTCCTAGGAAGCGTTTCATTGCAAATCGCTTGCTGAGATGCGGAATAGCTATAACCTGACTGAATGTTGCGGCTCGAGCTGTATCTAGTTCACTTTGGCGGTAAGCAGCAAAATTTTGCGGTGAATTAAATTTCAATTCAAACAGACCGTTATCTATGTTGATGCCCTGAGCGTTTAGCCACAGTTTAAATTCTAGATCAAATGTTTCTACAATCATTGACTGTAGGCGTTTACAGTATTCGTTGAATCTCAGTTCTTGTATATAGGCAGTTCCTACTTTACCGTCTGCCATGGTGTTGGGTTGTTCATCTATGGCTGTAGGAAGATAGGAACTAGGAATACGTAATGCCCTGAACAGTTTGTTGGTAAAATAACGCAGATCTGTAATTTCACCTAGGTTAGTACCGCCAGGCAGTGTTTCAACTTTTGATCCACGTCCCTCAGCAGTCTGCGGGAAAAAGTAGTCTTCATTGACACTTAGTGGATTATAACTAGCATCAATGACATTGGCGCCGCCACCTGTTGAGCTAGGAATACGTCTTTGTTGTATTTCGTTTTTTACACGCTCGACAAAGCTCATGGCCATGTGTGCTGGCATGTTTCCAACGTCAACATAGAATATGCGTCGCTCTGGAGCACGTTGTATACGATAGATGATGATGGCATCTTCTAAGAGTTCTTTCTGCTTGTAGACCTTGAATACTGATTCTAAGATGCTGTTGCCAAAAGGATAGTTGTTGTCTAGGCCTTCGCTCATACTAATGTGTACTACGTGTTTGGCATCTATGGTAACTTCATTGGTCTGTGTGCTGAATCTTGTGCCGGGAGGCTGTGCTGCTGAGCCAACCATGCCGCGGCCAGACCCTCCGCCTGTAGTATATGAACTGGTTCCGCTGGGTGCTGTGTTCGTGGTGCCATGTGGGGTTACTGCTACCATGTCTTTGAAATTGAAGTTGATGTCTCTTATAACATACTGCTCGGGTATCTTGCCTTCGGATTCATTGACTATGATTTTGGTAACTTTAGCAGCGTCCACAAACAACCATTTTTTAGTTTCTGGATCTCTCACGAAGAAACAGTCACCGTACTTGAGTGAGTTTCTAAAAATACGGAATATACGAGTTTCAAACTGTTGTTGTTTGCTCCATTTCTGCAGACTATCTTTGAGCAGTTTAACTTCAGTGGCAGTTGGACTGCCTTTGAAAAAGGTATTAAATGGTGTTCGGTTTTCTTTTTCTTTTTGTGTACAAAACTCTGTGAGAATATCTAGAGCAGCATTAACTTCTGAATCCATGTCCATGGTATCATACTGCATGTATCGTTCTACACGATTGGGTGCACCTGCGTAAACATCTGGTAGAAAACTGGAGTAGTTTGCTCTAGCTGGACCAGGACGACCACGGCCGCTGATTGGACTCATAGAGCCGCCCGAGTTGTCAATTTTTACAGGGGTAAAGTGTCTTTTCCAGCTCATGCTTTATATAAATTTCCGTTTAGGCTCTTGGCAGCTTCGTAGGTAGCATAGGTATTAGCAGTGGTCTGTTTAGAAGTTGCGATTAATTGTGCCATATGTGTATTTAACTCCGCCATTAACGTTTCTAAAGATTGTGGTTTTTTTGTATCCTCTTCTTTCTTTTTGTTTGCATCTTCTTCGGCTTTCTTTTTGGCTGCTGCATCTTCTTCGGCTTTCTTTTTGGCTGCTGCATCTTCTACTTTTTTCTTTTCTGCGTCTGCTTCTATAGATTTCTTGGCTGCGTCTGCCGGAGCAGTGGCTGCAGAAGCGGCAGTTGAGGACGGTGGGGCAGCAGTTGAGGACGGTGGGGCAGCAGTTGAGGACGGTGGGGCAGTCCCGGTGCGCTGTTTAGCCAATGTTTCTGCTTCTGTTAGAGCTTTTAGTTTGGCTTCAGCAGCTTCAATTTTTTCTGCAGCAGCTTTCTTTTCTGCGCCAGTTTTAGCTGCTGCTAGTTCTTTGTCTGCTGCTTCTTTATCTTTGGTAATTTCACCTTTCTTGATACCTATTCCAACTGCTCCGCCTTCTTTCTCACTGAACTGTTTTAATAGTTCTTCTGGTCCAGCTGCATAGTCTATAGACATTTCAGCTGCTTTGGCTGCAGCTTGTCGTCCAGCTAGTTCTTTTTGTGCAATTTTTTTATTAGCTTCTGCAAACAGACTTCTTTCTTTGATTGTTTTTTGATTTTGATTTACTTCAGCAAGTTTTGCAGCTACCTTGGCATCTTTTTCTGCTTTCGCTGTTGTAAGCGCCGCGTCCACCACAGTGTCACGTTGTTCCTTTCTGGCAGCTCTTTCTTTTTCTCGTGCTTCATAAACGTCTTTGCTTATACCACCTAAGGCGTTAGGCAGTTTCACACGTATGCTGTCTACTAATCCAACAAATCCATCTACAACTCCTTCCATTAGTGATTTAATACCTTCCACACTGAAATACTTTCTAAAGACTTGCCATGCTTCTGATACCACTGTTCCTAGAGTTTTAAACATATCTACCACAAACTGTGACTGTAACACAGTTTGATTAAGCCACTTGTACAGGTCAGTGACTACACCTACTACTGCGCCTATGATAGCTCCTAAAATCTTAAATGCTTCTCCTATCACAGATCCCACTTCTATTATAGTTTGTTTTAGCCAATCAAAGCCGCCCCCTAGATCATTTACTGTACTCCACGTGTCAGACAAGGCATTCCAAAGTTCACTAAATGGCTGCATGAGATCCTGTACAGCTTCAAATAATCCACCGAATGCTATTTCTAATCCTGCTACCACACTGTTTACTATTCCAAATAAGAAATTAAATGCTTCATCAACGACGTCAATTACACCTTTGAAATCTTCAAATTTCATGCTGACGCCTTCCAGAGCCTTGCCAATTCTTTCTACTACAGGCCCAAAAATCAATTGCATTCCTAGACCGACCTTTTCAAACAGTGCAGATACCACTGCCAGCACTGGTGGAAAAGTCTTCATGAATATATCTACGATAGGACGTATTCCTGCGTCTAGGGCTTTTAATGCTGGTACAAGCACTGCATTAGCAATGTCTGCTACCAGTCCAACGGCACTGATTAACAGATCTAAAAACCCGCTGTTGGCCAATATGCCTGTGAAAGTATTACTGAGGCCAGATAACACTTCTTTCATTTTGTTCATTTTTTCATTGAACTTGTCTGTGTTGGCTGCGGCTTTTTTCTGTTCTTCTGTTCCTTCTTTAAGTGCGTTAGCATTGATCTGTTGAGTAGCAGCAAGTCTGTTTACGGTTCCAGCCAGCTCTGCATTAGCAGCACCTGCGCTTTTGATACTCTGTAATTGTTTACCGCCTTCCTGCTTCATGAGATTATTTAGAGCATTACGTTCTTCTAAGGACACTGCCTCACCGCGCTGCATTTTTTGATTCATTCTCTGCAGCATGGCTGCACTCTGAGGCATCATGGCCATTAGCTTTTGATTTTCTTCTGTGGTAGCTGTACCAGTAGCCATGATGTCTTTGGCAAAATCTTGCAGACCATCTGGTAGCCCAGTTGTCACAGCAAGAAAACTTTTTCTCACTCCATCACCAAGCCCAGACATAGACGCTTGGAACTGCGCATCTTTTGCCATTGCAGCCATTTGATCTTCTACCTGCTGACGACTTTTGCCTGTGGCTTTGGCCAGCAAATCTAGTTCTTTCATATAGCTTCTAGCACCTTGTGCTAGTTGCGCATTAGACTGTTTGCCTTGCTGTCCCTGCAGTTTCATAAGATTACCGTATTTGGCCAATCCTTCATTGATATCTTGTGTGCTAAATCCCAACGCATATAAATCACTGCTAGTACCACGCAGTTGTTTTGATACCCGAGCAAAATTAGCTGCGCCACCTTCTGTGGTAGTTCCAAATGCCCCCATGGCTGGACCATTTGCTGCAATCAACGCACCAAATTTTTGTAGATCCATGCCCGCTGTAGTAGCCGCTGCTGAAAACTGAGTTATGCTTCCTCCAAAACTGGATCCTGCTTTCGTGGCATTACCATAGGCATTTAACATTTTGTCTGCCGCGCCAGCAACCATGGTGAATATTTTTCCTACTATAGGAATGCCTTCGAATATTCTTGCAGCATCTGAGGCATCATCACCCATGCGAGCTAGTGCGTCAGCAGCAGATAATCCTTTTTCAGCTAGGTTTACACCTTGCATAACCACACCGGCTAAGGCTCCGGTAACCAACCCAGCTCCTCCGGCTATTTTTCCAAGACCTCCAGCTACTACACCTGCAGCTTTACCAACTCCAAATAGTGCTGATCCTGCTGCAGAACCAGCTTTTCCAAATATACCACCTCCTGCTCCACCACCTCCTGCGCCACCGGCTCCACCACCTCCTGCGCCACCGGCTCCACCACCTCCTGCTCCACCACCTCCTGCTCCACCACCCGCTCCTCCAGAACGGCCACCTTTCATTACGGCCAGCAGTTCTCGAAGCGTGGATTCAGAAGCGGCATTCTTAGCTTCTATATTTCCTATTCCGGGGATATCAATGAATACACCTGCCATGGTTTATTTTTTTCCTGGTAAAATACGCATATAAATACTTGTGAGCATTATATATTTACCGGAGATAAAATGAACGAAAATCCTAACACGATGCAGCAAAAAAAGAATCCATTGGCTGGGTTTTTTAGACAGCCTAAGATATATGTATCCCTGCCATCTAAAGGTAAATTCTATTCCCAAGGTGCACTAGATCGCAGTGAAAACGGACAATATGCTGTGTATGCCATGACTGCTAAAGACGAACTTATGTTTAAAACTCCTGATGCACTGCTGTCAGGACAAAGCACAGTAGAATTAATCAAGAGCTGTATCCCTGCAATCCTCGATCCTTGGAAAATGCCCAGCATCGACATTGACTTTGCCTTGATTGCTATACGTATAGCTACCTATGGTAATAAGATGGAAGTCAACACACAATGTCCGCACTGTAATGCCGATAACAATTATGACGTGGATTTATCTGCATGGTTCAGTGTATTTG